AGGATACTGAAGTTAAAGCAATCATCTCTTACGCTGATAGTGATTTCCATAATGGTACAATCTATCGCGCTTGTAATTTTAAATATTGCGGACTCACAGACCCAAAGAAAGATTTCTACTATGCAGATGGAACTAAACACTCTAGGGGCAAAATTAAAGGTGCTGCAGGAGAATGGAAAGACCGCTCCCGCAAACACCGATATGTGATGGTTTTTGATAAGAATCTACAACTCTTATGGGTTTGATGCTTTAGTATTTTCAGTTTTAATTAATCTTCCATTCACATACTGAGATGACTTATCATAGTTCATCTCTTTTCTTGTATCAAGAATTACTTGCTGTAGATATCTTGGTTTTAAGACGTATATACCTCTCTTTTCATTGTTTTTTCTGACTTCATATTCATAATTACTAATTCCAATCACAGGATTTAATGTTGATAATGGAGAACTTGGATTTGGAATCGTAAAGTTTGAATCAACAACCTTGCCAGCTGGAAGAATCAATCTGTCTTGGGAATCTTTAACTTCTGTAGTTTCATAATGATGAACTGAATTTAAATCATTTCCATAAAGTTCATAAGCATAATCATAAATCTGTTTATCTGAAAGTGGCCATTGGTCTCTGACTCTTGTAATTCCTGCACAGACTAGAACAACCCAATCATACTGAGAACTTCCATAAAGTTCCTGTGCAACTGTTTCTGGTCTTGCACCATCTATAATCTGATACTTATCGAAGATGGTGAAAACATTTTGCAAGTCATCACGAAGTTTAACACGACGAAATAAATTTTTAACAAGTAAATAATCATCAGATGACTTACTATCTGATAAGAATGATTGATATTCTAAATTTGGTAACTCTCTAAAGTATGACATTAGTAACCAACTCCATCTGAACCAACAGTTGTATTATAATCCTCAGCATAAATTGGTGTGAGTTCTTGAAATCCTAATCCCAACTGAACATTAACTGGTGCTCCATCGGAATATGTTGCATAAGTTCCACCAGGTGCATAATTAACTGACATATTTGTAAGAGCACAGACTTTAAACTTATTCAAATATGGATGTGGTCTAGATCCATTCATATATTGAATTCTAAAAACTTCAGGTGCTTGTAGAAATAGTCCTGAGGCATTTTCTCCAGTTCTTCCTTTTTTTGCAGCACTGTGATATTTAAATTTTCTGATGATTTGTTTAATAACTTCTGCCTCTTTTTGTGAGCGAGGAGTCATATCAAATCCAAAAGAAAATCCATCTCTAATTGTAACTCCAGTAAAGATTAATTCTAAGTTTGGGTTTGCTACAACACCTGCGTATCTTGATGCAATCTCTGAAGGATTTGCATTACCTAAGAGTGCATTAATTCCTACAGAAATTGCTGCAGATTGAATTACTTTTTGCGCTGTACCAGATTGCGCTGCTCCATAAAATTTTTCTCCAGTTTTTAATAGTTTATTTTGTATATCTTTAACTCCTTCACTACCAAATAAACCTGCTATGCCAGCACCGATAGCACCTGCACCAATTCCTAAAGAACTTGGACCCCATTGCGCTCTGTTAGTATCTCTTATATCATCAGGTATTGGAAGAATAATGGTTCCTAATATGTTAGCAGTATCTCCACTCAGTTTATCAATATATCCCACATCATCTGAAGAAGGTAGTGCAAAAGTTCCTTCTTCAGGAATAAATCCTGGTGGAATATATTTAACAATATCAATTTTTAAATAATCATCCGATGATGTAAGTTTTGATAATGGATATCTATAGTTAAATGGGGAACTTGTTGCGGCAAGATTTATACCTTGCTGCGCTAATTGATATCCTAAGAGCGGATCTGCCATTTATCCTTTTCTAATTATTTAGAACGAATATTGCTAAAAGGCAGTCTTCTTAAGTCTGCAAGTTCTTGCTGATAGACTTCATATAAACCGCCAGCAACTTCATCCCAAGTATATTGTCTAGATTCTCCCCAGTGAAAATTAATTCCTTTAAATCCCCAGGTATAAACTTCAGTAACAGCAACTAAAGGATTTTGGTCGTATTGTATTCCAGTTGTTTTAGCATTATAAACAAAAATATAAAACTTACCAGCAACAGGACGTGTTTTTGTTTCTGGTAGAATACTCATCAATTCAATCATTAAATCATCAGAACTTTCTGTTCCGATTAATTTCTTAACAAGAGGAGCAATTCGATTTATTTTTCTTTCTTGAAGCGTTTTTCTAGGCATTATTTAATACCAAGTTCTTGTTCGGTAATAACTTTAAACTCATATCCACGATCTTCACACCATTCTTTTGCTGCTTCCCATTTTGCTTGATTCTTAGCATACTCGTAGACTTCACTAATATATTTTTTAGTTTGTCTTTGGGGTTTTGGGGGAGGTAGAGTTTGTTTTTTAGGTTTGATCTCGATCATATATTTTTTAATCGTACCATTAGATTCTTTAACTTTAATAAGAAAATCTGGAAAGTACCGATGTATCTTACCGTCTATTGGTGAACGATATGCGATTGCTTTTTCTTCTGATGACCAAGATAAAATATTTTCATTTAAATCGCAGTAAACGCAAAACTTTCGTTCCCATAAAGAACGATAGATGATATTTGTTGGGTCACCATTATATTTTTCTGGGAATGATGGTTTGTATTTTCCTTTATATGACATCTAAATACTTATACTATAAAAATCATATAAGGTATTTAGAGTGACCGCTACACCACGTAGAATATCTGATATCAAACCATTATTTTCAAATCTTGCTCAGACATCTCATTATCAGGTAATATTTGGTGGATTGCCAACGGCTTTGATTTCTTATCTAAGTCGTAGAGGTGTTAACTCTTTCTTTATTGCCGATACTGCAGGATTGCTGTGCTATTCCGCATCATTACCAACAACATCATTTAGTACGAAGACTGTTGATGGTAATTTTATGGGCATTCAAGAGAAGTTTGCGATGTCGAGATTGTATAGTGAAATTAGTTTAGAATTTTATATTGATAGCAATTACTATAATTTAAAATTCTTAGAGCATTGGATGGAGTTCATTGCTAGTGGATCTCATAATCCAATTGATAATGCTTCTGCTGGTTCTGTAGATCAGGCAACTACAAACTATTTTATGAGAATGCAGTATCCAGAACATTATAAATGTAATTCTACTAAAATTATTAAATTTGATAGAGATTATCAGGCTGAGATTGAATATACTTTTATTGGATTATGGCCAGTTTCATTAAGTGCTCCATCAGTTTCTTATGTTCAGTCTGATGTTTTGAAAGTATCAGCATCATTTCAATATGATCGTTATATTGCTGGACGTGCAATGAGTGTTAATACGATTAATGGCGACTTTAATAATGTTCAACCAACAACTCCTCCAACATCACCTGCAAATGTTGAACAGCAAACACTAGTTCCAGTTCGTGGTCAGAGTGGTGTTGTCTTTTATAATAGCAGTGCTGATACCAGAACCACTGCTGAAGTTAATAGAAGATTTTATGATTCTCAGGGTCGTCCAATTATAAACTAAATATCCATATCTGATTAAATTATTATGCCATTACCTAAAATATCTACACCAACATATGAGTTGGAAATTCCTTCATTAGAAAAACAAATTAAGTACCGCCCCTTTCTAGTTAAAGAAGAAAAGATTCTCATCATTGCAATGGAAAGTGAGGATCCAAAGCAAATTGCAGAAGCAGTTAAAACAGTAATTGGAAACTGTATTTTAACTAGAGGAATTAAAATCGAACAATTATCTACATTTGATATTGAATATCTTTTTCTAAACATTCGTGGAAAGTCTGTAGGAGAAGAAGTAGAAGTTCTGATTACTTGCCCTGATGATGGTGTTACCCAAGTTCCAATATCAATTAGTTTGGATGAAATTAAAGTTCAGGTAAAACCAGAACATACCAGAGATATTAAACTTGATGATGATCTAACATTAAGAATGAAGTATCCTTCAATGCAGGAGTTTGTTAAAAATAATTTTTCAAACGATGGCGATATGTCAGTTGATGATACTTTTAGTATGATTTCTTCTTGCGTAGAGCAAATTTATAGTGAAGAAGAATCCTGGTCTGCTTCTGATGTAACCAAAAAAGAAATGAATGAGTTTCTAGAGCAGTTAAGTTCAAAGCAGTTTAAGCAGATTGAAAAATTCTTTGAAACAATGCCCAAACTTTCTCATACCGTATTTGTAACAAATCCGAATACTGGTGTGGAAAATGAAATTCTTCTGGAGGGACTAACATCTTTTTTCGGTTAGGTATGGCGCACGTTGATCTTGCGTCATATTATAAAACTAATTTTGCCTTGATTCAGCATCATCATTGGTCTTTAACTGAAATCGAAGAAATGTTACCTTGGGAGCGTGAAATTTATATAAGTCTACTTCATCAATACATTGAAGAAGAAAATTTAAAAAATCAACAACATTCTTAAATTATTTCTGATTGAAGTCTATTTTATTTTTTCAACCTTCATAATGTCTTTATGTCTTTTTCGTTTTCCTTTATATACATTATGAATATTACCATTACTATAACCACTATTTTTGCACCAAGTAGATAATCCACATATTATAGTTACATCTCCATTTGAATGTGTAATTTTCCACCAATTAGATCTTAAATGTTTCTCTCCTAATTGCGCCATTTTCATTTTTTCTCTAGTTTCTGGTGAAGGGGATTTTCCATATCTTGGATTATTTTTTCCAATGTTAGCTTTTCTTAATTTTTCTTTATGTTCTTTCGAAAGAATTTTATTTTTATTTGCTCTACTTAATTTTTCTTTAAACTCTAAAGAACGAACTGCTCCACTTGCACCATCTCCACCATCAGTTCTATTATGTAAAATACCAGTACCTAAATCTTTTCTACCAAAAATAGAAATCATATATATTTCGTGTTTGAATGCTTCTTCTTCAGTTAAATTTTGTTTAAGAAATATAATTCTTGATCTATCTTTTGGTAGTTTTGCCCCTTGATATCTTTTATTAAATGCTCTCCTATCCTTACCCTTTCCAATATAGTAAGGTGTGCCGTCTTCACGCAAGTAAGCGTAAGTATAATACATTTCTACTCTATTGAACCGCAATAATATTTATAATAATAAAGGAGGGAATTTCACCCTCCTCCTGCGAATTGCGGTTCAACAGGTACCATTATTTATGGGATACTAAATATCAATATATTGAAGAAGAAAATTTGAAGAACTCATCTAATGGCTAACGGAAACACCGCATCACTTGTAGGTCTCCAAGATCAATTAAATACTGTACGTTCAGAAGTTTTCACGATTAATTCTGGACTGCAAAATATTGCGGGTTTAATTCAGACTGATAGTTTTCTAGATCAACAGAAACTTCGTGATGAACGGGAGCAGCAAAGACTATTAAATGAAAGAGAAATAAGACTTGGACAGGAAGAGCAGTTACAACAGAGAGTTTCTGCATCTTTAGTTCAACCAGTAGTTAAACTTGAAAATAAGATTACACCAATATTTGAAAGAATTACAAGTCTTCTTAAATATTTGTTTGTTGGATTTTTAGGAAAGAATATATTAGGTATTTTAAAAGCAGGTGCTACTAAAAGTGTTCAAGCAATAACTTCAATTGGAAGTGTTGTTAGAAATGCTTTTGGATTTATTGGATCTGGATTTGCATTATTGAAGAGTGGATTTTCTTCAATAATTAATGGGGTTCAATCAATTACAACAAAAATTGGAAAGACGGCAATTAAACTTGTTTCATCACCTTTTAAAGCAATTTCTGATATTTTTAAAAATTTATTTAAAGTGGGTGGAACAGGTGGATCTGCAGCCGCTGCTAGCACTGCTGGAATTGCATCAAAAACTGGAATTTTGGAAGCCTTTAAATCTGTTGGTAAACTGGGAGTAGGAGCTTTAGGTGTAGTTGCTACAGCACAGAACATTAAAGAAGGTGATGTTGCTGGTGCGGCGTTAAGTGGTGCTGCAACAATTCCAAATCCGTTTCAAATACCAGCAATGATTGGAAGTGCTGCATATGAATTATCTACTGGTGGAGGAATTGATTTTGGAAAAATGTTATCAAGGGGAAAAGAAGCGACGCAAAAATTTAATTTCAATATTAATCAATTCAATCCAATGAATATTGATTTTTCCCAAATTGGTAAAAATCTTTTTGGAACAGAAACAACAAATCTTGATGCTCCAGCTAAAGAAGTTAAAGGTAAGGTAGAAACTCCAAAAACCACATCTACAAAACCAGTTAAATTAGAATCAATACCACAGCAATCAATTAAGCAACAACCAAACATTGGCGCACTGCCAGAACCAGCTCCAGATATTGTTTATTTGCAAAATAGTCAGCAAAATAATACTCCAGTTGCATCTGGTGGAGTACAGACTCTTACAGATGTTCCTTTAATACCATCATCAAATCCTGATAATTTTTATGCATTGTATGCTCAGGTTAGTTACAATGTGGTGATGTAAGATGGCAATATCATCAGGAATTTCAGTTAAAACAATATCAGATTCCGTTTCAAAAACCAGAAGCGCGGCAGCAGAGACTGGCAAAACAACGATAAAAATTTCCAATCTTTTAAATAAAAATATAAGTGATAAAAGAAATATATCTTCTGATATTAAATCTCTAAAAAATAAAAGAATTGAAAGAGAGAAGAGAAATATTTTAATTGATAGAATGAGTAAACCTTTGATTGCAGTTAAACCAAGAGGTGCAAGAATATTATCTGCTTCTGATCCTGGAACAAGTGTTATAAATCGCCTTCTTAATTTTGTAGGATATCTTACCGGTGGTTGGATACTCGGAAACTTACCAACTTGGATAGGTTTAGGTGAGCAATTTATAACCAGACTTACAACTGCAGGATCAATTTTAAGTAATTATGGTGATGAATTAGTCAAAGTGATGACTGATACTGGTGATGTTTTTATGGCATCTGTGCAAAACATATCTAGATTTGATTTTTCTGATAGTTCATTTTTGGTTAGAAGTTCTTTGAATGAATTAAAACTTTCAATTGATAGTTTGGGTGAGGGAATTAATTCTGCGTTTCAAGTTTTGATTCAACCTTTCAAAGCAATTGAAAAGGTTCCTGATGCTTATGGAAAACTTCCTTCAATCTTACCAGGATTTGAACCACCTGAACCAAGTCCTGGAGGTGGAAATCAAAATAGATCAATATCAGGGACAAAAGAACAAAGAGCTGCATTAGATGCGATTGCTTTTGCTGAAGGAACTATGGGTAAAAATGGATATAGTACTTGGGCTGGATATCAAAAACACGGTCCTGATGATTTAACAGGATTAACTATAAGGCAAGTACACGATTTGCAAACTAGTTTTATTAAATCTGGTAAGGTTAAAAAAACTGGTTCTGCAGTTGTTGGTAGGTATCAATTTTTAACCCCATATAATCAGGCAAAAGCAGCTGGATTAAATCCAGAAACTGATAAGTTTAGTCCTGCTAATCAAGATAAAATGGCAATTCATATTATGGATCAATATGGTGTTACTGATAATGTATTAAAAAAAGAGGGAATGAGTGCCAGGGTTTCTAGAATGCTTGGTCAACAATGGGCACCTTTTCCTGGATCTCCATATGGTCAAAGAACTAAATCACTTAAATCTATACAAAAAGCATATCAAGATTCTTTAGGTTCACGTCAAACAATATCAACACCATCGCCAGCAAACTCTCTATTAAACTTAGGATCTCCAGCAGCAGCAATTGCAAGTTTATTCACAGGTCAAAAACCTGCAGCAATTCCAGCAGGTCAGAGACCACTCGCAAAAGGAGATGTATTCACAAAATCTCTTGGAAAGGGAGTTGATTTTATTGAAGTTTCAAGTCTTGTTGGAGATGGTAGAGGTCACGGTGGAATTGATATTGCAGCACCATCCGGAACTTATATTTCGTTAAGGGTAGATTGCGAAGTTGTAGCACAAGGAAGATATGGAAATTATGGACTATTAATAGATGTTTGGATTCCTTCGTTGGGAATTCAATTAAGGATGGCACACTTAAGTTCTGTAATAATTAAGAATGGAAGAATACCCGCAGGAACTTCTTTTGCTAGAGTTGGAACTAGTGGAAGAGTTACGGGTCCTCATATTCATCTAGAGTATGATACTAAAAAAGGAACAAGAGGAGGTGGTTCTTTAAATGATGATCCTCAAAATTATGCCGCAAATTTAGATCAATATGTAAGACTACTATATCTTACAAGCAAACCAATTGGACGTGCATTTTCTGGAACAACGCCTTTAGTTCCAGGAGCTCCGTCAGTTTCTACTCAACAACAAACACCTGAGGTTGATATGGAGTCTACTTTTGTATTAAAAGGTCTCCTTGGAGGATTATCACAGAAAAGAGAAGGTAGAAAGGTTGTAGTAGTTGATGATAGACAACCAAATAATATGGCAATGATTCCTACAAGTGGTGGTAATATGATAGGTGATATATCAATTGATGAATCTTCCTTATTAAATACCTTTATTAAAAACAAATTCCTCTTAGATTTAACCTACGTGTAATGTCAATCAAGCAGTCGATATTTGAAGAAATAACAATTGAATCAGCAGACAGACAGAGAGTAGTAGATATTACTTCTGGATCTGTAATGATTGATTATTATGAAGACATATTTTCTCCTACAATTACTGCGAAAATAAGAGTCATTAACGCCGGTAATACAATAGTTGGTCCAGATAGCAAAGATGGGCAAAAACAATCACTTTATGATGGACTTCCTTTAAGAGGTGGAGAAAGAGTTTCGATTAAAATTGCTGGAAATCGAGATGGAAATCCAGGATTAGATTTTTCTACAGATCCCAAAACATACTTGTACGTTTCAAGTATTACTGATCTTATTTCTGAAAATAATAAGGAAAGTTTCACATTAAATTTAGTTTCAAGAGAAGCAATTACAAATGAAACTAGTCGTGTGGTGAAAAAATATCCAGCAACATCATCAATTGATCAGTCTGTTAATTTAATTCTAAATGATGTATTAAAAGCAAATAAGATTGGAACTATTGATCAAACTTCAAATCGATATGGATTTATTGGAAATCTGAGAAAACCTTTCACGGTTTTAACTTGGTTGGCATCAAAATCTGTTCCTTATAATTCTGGAAGTGGTAGTGCTACTGCAGGATTTTTCTTTTATCAAACTAGAGATGGTTTTCAGTTTCGTGCTATTGATAATTTAAGTGATAAGGAAAAAAATAAATCAAAAGCAACTTATACTTATAGTGAAGCAACAGAATCTTATGATGTTGATGGAAATAAACAAAGTAATATTAATGACTTTAAAATTTTAAATTACATAACAGAAAGAAATCAAAATTTAATTGAAAAATTAAGACTAGGAACATATGCAAGCAATCGGACATTTTTTGATCCTTTGCGCCATACAATATCAACTCCAGTTTATAATCCAAACAGTTATCAAGGAAAAACTAAAAGATTGGGTAAAGAAGAAAATATAAGTCTTCCACTAGTTTCAGAAGGATCAAATCAAACTTTGGCAGACATTCCTTCAAGAATTATTACAGCAGTTTATGATATTGGAACACTAGATCCAGAAGTTTCAACCAAACTTAACTCTGATCAAGCAGAATATCAATCTCAAATCTTAATGAGGTATAATACTTTATTCACTCAAACTTTAAGTGTTATGATTCCTTCAAACACCAATTTAAGGGCTGGAGATGTTATTGAATGTCTATTTCCTAAAATTATGAGAGGAGACGCAAGAGAGTATGATTACGATCAAAAAAGCGGTCTATATATGATTAAAGAGGTGTGTCACCATTTTGACACTAGAAATTCATATACATCACTTAAATTGATTAGAGATACATTTGGAATTAGAAAATAGATGTTAGATCAGTCACTGCTTCAAAGTAATTTCATAGGAAGAGATGGATTCCGTTGGTGGATAGGACAGGTTGCCCCAATGTCCACTATGAAGGGGCAAGTTTCTGAAGGGCAGGGCTGGGCTCACAGATATAAAGTTAGAATTATTGGTTATCATCCAGGTGAAGCAGAACTTCCAAATAATGATTTGCCCTGGGCACAAGTTATGCTGCCTACAACTGCAGGAACTGGTGCAGCAAATTATGCAGTTAATCCAAAAATAAGTCCAGGTGATGTTGTCATTGGATTTTTTCTAGACGGTGATAATGCTCAAGTTCCAATTATTATGGGAGCTTTGCCTAATACATCTCAAGTTTCAACTCTGAATAATGAATTCACATCTCCGTTTGTTCCATTCACTGGATATACAACGAATATTCCAAAACCAAACGGAAGATTAATTCCCGATCAAACAAACGAATCAAACGTTAAATCACAACCAACTCCTGTTCAATTACCACCAGAAAAAACTCCAGCAGATAAAGTTACTGCATATACTGGAATTGGAAAGGAAATTGTATTTGCAGACACTTGCGAAGACACATCAATCAAAACAATTAAAGCAGAAATCAATAATCTTCTAAAAGATATTCAAGATGCTAAAAATAAGGTAAGTGACTATAAGCAAAAGGCAGATGCTGTTGTAGATATTATTGTAGCCAGTATTGAATGGCAAGTTGGTCAGATGTTTGATGGTTTGTTTGTTTTATTATGTGGAGATGAGACTGCAACACCACCAAAACCAGGATTAATACCTGAAGGATTGGATGCTTTATATAAAAGTGTATTTGGTGCAACGTTAGCAGCAACTGGAAATCCTGGTGCTGCACACCAGGCGGGTGTTGCATCCAATGAAGCATTTGTAGAACCAGTTAAGGTTTTAGAGCAGGCGATCTCTTGCGTTGCTGCACAAGTCATTAATGGATTAAAAGCACTTGTTAAATCTTTGCTTCAAGCATTGATTGATAATGTTAAAAACTTTGTATCCTGTGCTGCGGAACAATTTGTTGGTGCTCTTTTAAATGCTGTTGTTGATGCAATTGCAACTGGACTTTCAACTGCCCTGGATGGTGTTGCAAGTCTTTTAGGAACTGCATTGGATGTTGCTGATTTCCTTCGCAGCACAAATGATTTGATTAAATCAATTGGTGGTCTTTTTGATTGTAACCAAAATCAAAATAAGTGTTCGGGACTTGTAAAGGAATATGTAATTGGGCAGGGACCAAAAACTAGCACCAACGGAACTTCCACGTTTGAAAATATCTACAATAATATGAATACAATGGTTGCAACTGCTGGTGATATTGCTGGACAGGTTCAGGGATATATTGGCAGTTATGAAAATATCACTCAAACTTTAGATATTTTTAATCCAGATATAGCACTTCAAAGTGCTTTAAGTGGATTAGAAGGTTGTTATGCAGGAATTCCATTCACCTGTGGTCCACCTATTGTAAATATTTTTGGTGGCGGTGGAACTGGTGCTTCAGCAGTTCCAGTTTTTGGATCAATTATTAATAATGAACTGATTAATAACGTTCAAAGAACTGCGAGTATCATTGGAACACTTGTTACTGATGGTGGTTCTGGATACACATTTCCACCATATGTGGAGTTTGTTGATAACTGTGGATTGGGTTATGGTGCTGTTGGAAGAGCTTTAATTAACGATCAGGGGCAGGTTACATCAATCTATATGGTTTCATCTGGAGAAAACTATCCTGTTGGTGATACAGATTCTTATGCAGTAACAGATGTTTATGTAGATTCTCCTGGATATGGATATTCAAATGGAGATACTGCAACTGATAATTTAGGAAATACTTATTCTCTGACGGTTGATAATGGTGCTGTGATTTCTGCCACACCAATAAATAAAATTGAAGTGACAGAAGAAGTTACAATTCAAATCAATTCTAAAACTGGTGTTGGTGCAATTCTGAAACCAATTATTGGTCTCTCCTCAAGCATTCCAAATAAAAAACTTCAAAAACAAATAGATTGTATCACATAATATGGCAGTTAATTACGAAGCTAGAGATATTTTTAGTCTAGGACCAAAATTCAGAATCACGACAAATGATATTGAAGTTGGTGCTGATGGAAAGTCTGTATATTCATTATATTCTTACAATGATAGCAATGACGTTAATTTAATGTCATTCAGTGAGTCTGGTGCTTTTAGAATTTTAAATGATCGAACAATTGAAATCATTGCTGGAAATAAGTCTTCTGGAAAAAGTGTAGACATTGTAATTGCTGGAAGAAATGGTGATGTAACAATCACTGCCTGTGGTAATGGCGCGATTCGTATTAAAGGCAAAAGTGTAATGATTGAAGCTGTCGAAGATTTGGATCTAAAGGCAGGAAGAAACATCACAGCATCGTGTGGATCTGGAAGAATACTAATGAAGGCAAACAAAATTGATCAGGTTGGTCTGACAGGAAATGCGATTACAAATACCTTCGGTGCTCGTTGTTTCGCCAAGTCTCCTGTTGGTGCAGAGTATATTACTGATGTCTTTGTTGGTGGAGTTGATGTTAATATAGGTATCGCATAATGGCAGTTAATCTTTTTAATTTTCTAGAACCAAAAATTGGTCAGCAGAAATATTATCACGATAATTCCACATTCAATCAAGACCTAACAGTCTGTGGTAGTACTGCTACATTTGGTGAGTCCTTTATATTAGGGCAATCAATAATGTGCGGAGATGTTACTCTCGCCGTTAATGCTCTAGAAAAAAATCCAAAACCACCCAATCTTTTTGTTTCTGGTGATACAACATTAGGTAGAAATCTAACCGTAGTGAATTCTTCATTTTTCAATAATATGGTTACGATAAACAAAAACCTAATTGTAAATGGAAAACTCACGATTGCTGGTGTTGCTGATGTTGCTGCAGAGATACAACTTGCAAAAACTCTTCCATCTCCTTCAGACGAACGTTTAAAAGAAAATATACATACAATTACAGATCCAATTGCAAAAGTCTGCGCTCTTCGTGGAGTATCTTATGATCTTATCAAAGACCAAAAGAAACAAATTGGTGTAATCGCACAAGAAGTTGAACAAGTTATTCCAGAAGTTGTTGCTGATATTCCAGATGGATATAAAGGAGTTCATTATGGAAATCTTGTTGGACTTTTAATTGAAGCAATCAAAGAACAGCAAAAACAAATTGATGAACTGAAAGAAAAATTGGAGAAAATAAATGAGTGAATTAACTGATCTTCTTTCTAATAAGAGAAGTGGAAATGCTGATGCAATTGAAACGATAAAAGGAAGACAACCAGAAACTCAAAGAAACGTTGGACTTTTTTCTGGGATTTCATTAAGTGTTGATAGTCGCATCGTTGCAATTGCTGCCAGTATCGTAACTCTTCAAAATGAAATCGTAACATTATCCAATAGCGCCTTTGCAGTTGGTTGCGGAACAACTGGAGGAGTAACAACAGTTTATCCAGATAGTGTTAAGAATTATAGTTATAATATTTGTACTCCTTCTTATGATGGAAATAGTCCATATGATGTTACCGTGAGTACTTTAAGTGTTTCGAATGCTGGTATTGGAACGCTCTTAATTTATACTCAGAATGATTCTTCTCAGTCTGGTATTGGATCTCTTTATGGTACAATAAATACGTGTTTTAGACCTCTTTCTGGTTGTAATAGTGGCATATGCGTTGCATTTGCATCATCAATTACAACCAAACAAACTGAGATTACAAATCTTAGAACACAATTAACTGATTTGGTTTCAACATCCAATAAGATCAGGGGTGAAAGAGTTGATTATGAAATCCAAAGATATGGTGAAAATTATGGTATTCGTATCTTAGGTGAGGAAAATACCAGAATATCCCTGGCAATTACCGCAATCCAAAATTATTCTTAAGACCCCTTGACGCCCTGGACTGGACGCCCTATAATATGGGGGTAATCAAACAAACCACATTATGAATACTGAATGCGTACTGGGCATCGTTATTGACGTTTGCACCAAGTCCTTTCTACTCCTTAGCGATCAAGGTAATGAAAAGCACGTTCAGTGTGATACGACTGAAGAATTTATGAATGTACTGGAGGTTGTAACCAGTAATCTTGAACCAGATCAAATCGAGTATGCCGATCTTGCAATCTATGAAAAAACTTACGATTGAAGACCTAGAAAACAACTTTGATGAGTATCTCGATAAGGTAGAGCAAGGTGAATCCTACCTTATCGAGAACGAAAATGGTAATGTAATGCTCGTCAAGTATGACGAAGAAGAACTCTTACGAATATACACTGACCACGACGAAGCATCATAACCTATAAGGGGG